AAGAATTGAGAATCTTGTTGTGGATAATATGTCATTACAAAGTTGATTGTGGATACCACATTCTGCAAAGCTTGTGCATTTGCCGTACTAACGTTTGTTGTATAGTAAGTGACTGGTAGTTCACCACCACTTACATGTGATGTTATTGTGTTGGCTAAAATATTAGTTAAAGTGGTCATTGTACTGTACAAATTAGACAATGTATTGGCTAATGTGATACTTGAGAAATTACCCATGATAACAGAAGTATTTGCAACTCCATCAGATTGACTTGTGATGTACGACAACATTTTACCTTGTGCAGTAGCTGTGGTATAATGTGGTGTAGTAGTGTCTGAATCTGGTGGAATCACATTAGATTGTTTATTTGTTATGTACAAATAAGAATTGGCTGTATTTGATGACAATATGGAAGATGTTGAGTAAACATTTGCTACTGCAACATTCACTGATGCATTTGGTGGATCAGCAAATAAACCATTGGTCAAAGAAACTAATGTGTTAGATGTATTCCAAATTTCTTGTGTTATATTGGCTACAGGATTAACAAAGAAGTTACTGACAGTATTACTGGCTAAAGCATTAACCTGCCATGGTCTTAATAACGATGGCAGTATTGTCATTTGTGTATTTACATTAGTGGTGTAATTCTCCGACAATGCATTGATTGTCGGATTAGCAGAATTAAACCCTAGTCTTGCGTAAACGCTCATAATATATTATACTCCTATTTCAGACGGTGTTGGTGGACCAGTTGGTCCTTTTGGCGATATGTGAATATGTGAATTATGTAGGTTCAAGTTAACTGTATCATAGGCCCAAACTGCACTCATTACACCAAATGTTCCTAATGGTGCAGAAACTTCAGCTACGGCAGTAACACTACCTGGTGTTGCAACAGGAATACCAGCAGAAAAACCACCATCAACTGTAACAAAACCTTGAATGCCTGCACCCATACCTAGTAATGCATCTACTCGACCAAGAGATGTTATTTTACCTGCTATAATCTCACCATCAACAGATAAGTCACCAGATATGTGTTGATAATCACTTGCATTTAGTTTGAATCCGCCACCTAAAGCGCCACCAGCATTAAGAATTGTATCGCCTTGAGAAGTTAAACTACTAACACCTTCAACCACTTGTGTGTAGTTACCTTTGATATGCTGTTCTACATTGCCATCAATCTGTTCTATTAGGTCGCCTTGGACATGTATCTCACAATCGCCTTGAACCTCAATTTTCATGCGGCCTTGCACTAATATATTTCTATTATTGATAGTGATTTCATAACCATCACCATATACCTTATGCACCTCATCACCATTAGGATGCATCTCAATGAATGTGCCTGAGCGGTGTTGCAGTCTTACACGTTCTCTTGTAGGAGTGTCATCCAACTCAAAAGAATGGCCACTAGGCGTCTGTGTGGCATTATTGTATGGATATACCGGTTGGTATTGTGAGTTTGCTGCTGATTCAGGCTCAGTCCATGCTGTAAAAAAATCTGGTTGATCCATTCAATTTCCTTATGGTTGTGATGCTGTATTTGCAGTTGAACCAAATGAAGGTGGCGAGTTCGATACAGTTGAGTTGATACTTGCTGTTATGGCATTTACTGTGGCTTGAGTAGGTGTACCTGATGCAGCATTCAAGATAGCATTATTTGTTGCGCTATTATATTGATTAGCATTGTTAGTTGATTGATTAATAGACTGATTAATTGTAGTTTTTAAGTTTGTTGCACTCTTTGCTGACTGAACGGACTGATTCAGAGAAGTTTGAAAGTTCTTCAAACAGTCCTTCAAAATAGCCTGCAATTGTTTAGGCAAACTCTCAATGTATGTAATGATTTGTGTGATATCTTTAGCTAAGTTAACAATCAATGAAACGTCATAAACAATTTGAGCAGCTCTGTTGATTGCTTCATTTACTAATCTAATGTAATATTTAGCAGCTGAAACTTGTAAAGAAACAATGCCTGTTGGATCAGCACACAAAGCAGACAATAAAGCAGTAACGATTGCCCTAAAACCTTGTTGCAATTGATTTATGGCTGCACGAATAGCGTTTGCTGCGGCCATCTTACCATTCTTAACTGCATTTTGTAAGGCTGCAATAGGATTTATTAAACCACTCAAACTTAAACCATCAGAAAATGTAAACTTAAAGTCACAAACGTGTGATAAATTTACATTGTTGTTTAATAGTGCTGAGTTGACTAGTGCGCCTCTAGCAAGACCCGGTACAGTTTGTGAACCTGCTGTATAAAAGTAACCACCATTAGGTAAAGAAGGTGATTTTAATTCAAAAATTGCACCACCATTGACGATACTTGTTGGTGCTGGATTTGAAAAGAATGGAGATGTAACTGCGGCCTCTGCATTGTTTAATGCATTAGTTACTGTATTTGTAAGTACGTTAGTGGCAGCAGTAACTGAATTTGTTGCTATATTTCCTATCGTTGCCATTATGTTGCACTTTCTTCTTCTGAGCTTTGTGTAACAGGTGACGATGTTGCGGTATTCGCTGCGGCAAAACCAGGTAACATACCCATCATAATGGGAAACTGTCCGCCTTCACCGTCCATAAAGAAACCTACAACCCAATCACCTATTTCAAGTGGTTGAAATTGTTTAGCTGTATTTATTGAGTTCATTGGGTGTGCCCAAGGCAAATCTTTGGTAGGAATCAAAGACTTATCGTCTGTATGCCAACCAAAAATACGGACTTGGCAACGACCTAGTGCTAATGGGTCAACTCTATTTTCTACTTCACCAACCCACCAAATAAAACCATTAAGGCCTGCAAAATTATTTACTGTTTTCATTATCCACTCACAATATTAGACCATGTTACAGAACCATCATTGATATCAGGATACTGATGTGGCACACTTTCTTTTGCTATCTCTAATACAGTTTTGAAATCATTTTGCGTAATCATGTGTCTGACAGCAGTGACCAAATAATTACCAGAATAGAACAAATCTAGTTCTTTAGTAGATGGATCTTTAGATAACAATTCAAATTCAATAACAGTACCAACCGTCAACAAAGGATCACCAGGAACTGATATCTTTACTCTTGTATAATTAGCTAATGCCAATTGAGCAGTTCTATAAGGTATGTATGTCTCTGCAAAAATGTTTTGTGAAACTGAACCTGGATTTGCCTGAACAACTGCATTATTGGCTTCATCAAAATTTGAAAACACCAACTTTAATGTAGATTGGCTTGCTTCATTCATCATTTGACCTTTACGATTTACGTAATTGTTAGTCACTGGATGATTGTTCAAACCACCTGTATCTGGATTATTCCAATATTGTAAGTAATCAAAATTTGTAATTATTCTTTTGCGAGTCAATATATCAACCGATATCAATTGATTAGCAAACATACCAGAATTGACAGCATTCAATGTATCATATGAATTAAGAATCTCATAAGTTGTTACATTATACACTTCTTCTGTTAGATTTCCTTGTTCAATATTCTTTGGATCATAACTGTAAGTGTTGTATATGTTTACATCAGGTCCATCAGTCAATACTTGCAATGACTTAAATTTGAAGCCGTCTTTGTCTTCATAGAAAAGCATATCTGCACCTGGCCATGGTGGTGCAGGTCTAGCATAGTTTGATAACCAATTGATAGCGTCTAATGGCTTTAGATTTGGTACAAGAAAACTATATGTTCCATATGTATCATCGATTTGTAGTCTATTTTCACTTATGCCTAGACTATTAGTACATATGTCTCTGATGACATCACTTACTGGCATATTTGGATAAGACTTACTCAGTTTGTATTGCTCTGATATAATCAATTCTTCAGAACAGAATTGCAATGTATACACTTCAGTAGACATGTTGGCTGCAAGTTTTCTTTTATCCATCTTGTATACACGAAACTTTTTATTGATTGTGTCATCTGGATTATCATACTTTGCAAAAGTTAACAATAAGAATTCATTACCATTCAGGCCTAAAAGTTCTGCATATGAGTTGGATTCTGTTACCATTACATAGCCTGAAACCACACCACCAAACAAATCTTCATGGTATGAAATTTCATTCATAATGTACCTAACGTCTATAACACCTGTTGAAGTTAGAAGTGTTACGTTTGTTAGGTCATAGTCACGTGGGTTAAGAATGCCTGTAGAAGCCAATTTTTATCCTAAAATAGAGAAGACAATTGTTTTTCTAGTACGCCTGCATAATTTACATTAACAAGATTGATGCTTCGTTTTGCTTCGTTCACTTGAACTTCATAATCAAAAATGTTTTGTGGATATGCATTTGTTACAACTGTTACACTTGCACCACTAGGTAAAATTGCAGTTTGAGTACCTTTGGTTACATTTGCATATGCGTTTTGGTCAATGAAATAAATTGTTGTGTTTGATTCTAACGATGTGGAATCAGTAGTAGTTACACTTTCAACGTATTGATATACCGTATTCTGTGTATATGTCAAAACTTGTGAAGATGTTACATTTGCAACTGCAATGTTCAATGAGTTAGCTGTTGCAGATTTATATTTGTCAACCAAA